AACAGAACGACCAGCCCACGCCAATCATCCTCACATACCCACACATAGAACCTCCGAATCACCGTCATACCGTTACCTCCTGCACACCCACATGGGCTGCATATGCTTCACCGATCACATCCTTGATGAGAGCGCACCCACCAGCACGCAACAGTTGCTCACTCGCCGCCTCCGTACACGCCAACAGGTACGCATAGTGTTCCGGCGCATACCGCTCCATCTCATCATCCACGGCGTGCATCCACGCCACGTACGCATGACGCGCACGCACTACATCAAACTTCGTCATGGCACTACTCCCATGTACACGCATATCGGCACAATCTGTACCGGGAGCCGCCCCGACATGCGCCGGGGCGGCAGCCGCTACCTACGTACCGTGCTACGCAGCGTCACGCACCATGATCTCCGCAGCCAACTTGTCGGCCTTCCGGGCGATCTGGTTGTGTGTGGACACCCAGCCCGTCGGCGTGATCGCCGTCGCCGTGCGGAGGATCGTGATCATCTGCTCGTACGTGGCATCGTCGTACCGGACGGCCTTCGTACCGTTGGCGATCCGGCCATTGATCCGCTTGACCAACAGGCTGTTCTCGGCCTTGGTCCGCTTCGGGGCCTTCGGGGCCTTCGGAGCCTTGGGGGCCTTCGGGGCCTTCGGGGTGGTCGGAGCCTCCTGTACGGGGGCCTCGGTGGACAGGGCGGCCAGCACCTGTAGGGTGACCGCAGTAGCAATCTCGGTAGCAAGGGTGATCTGTGCGTTCGTCATGGCTGTTCGGGCCTCCCGACCCGCTGCCGAACCGGACGTTCGCCGGTTTCGACGACCGAACCATGAATGAACCCGTCGGAAAAGTCAAGCCGCCCTAACACGTCGGAATCACGGGCGCATAATGCACGTGTTCCCAATGCGTTAGGCTGATCGGGTCCATTCTCACCCATTCTCACCCCCATCGGTTGCCAGAACCGGCCAGCAGTACGGTTGCCTGCGCATTATGCGGCGTGCAACGGCGGGTGCTGGGACCGTTTGTGCTGGTCAGAGGGCTGCCACATGCGCCCGCGCGATCACGCGTTGGACCACCGCCGGACCTGTGCCGGGGTACCCCCCTAGGGGGGTACCCCGGTGCGCGCGTGTGTATGTATAGATACCCATAGACAGGGCGCTAGGCATATAACCTCAGGGCCTGTACGCGTATAAGGTACCTAGTAGGTACTTAGTACCATCCCCCCGCTGAAGGCGGGGGGATGTTACTTAGTACCACCTCCCCCCCACTATAAGCAAGGAATGTCCCACAGTTTCTACAGATACTTCGCATCTAATATCCAGATGCCCGAATGGGACACCTTCGTGTTACAGTAGGCATCGCATACAGGAGGTGCCCATGAACCAACCCGACATAGAAGTTCAAAAACGCACCATCGCAATGGGTGCAGGCCATTGGTTACGACGGTACGCCGTCGTACAGGACGGTCGCGTGAAAGAACTCTTCGTGAACAGAGAGGACGCTGAACGACTGATGACTTTGATATGCCAGAACTGGGCGGAGAAAGAGTGATGCCACAGAACGGTGGTGGGAGAGGCTGGCAATGGGATGAGGAAGCAGGCGAGAAACTCATGCCAGTTCGCTGGCAGGACTTTCTGGACTGGCTTCTGAGAGGACCAGAGCGCAACCCGCGAACGCAACGTGAGTGGGCAGCCGACAACGGCATCCACGAAGATTCCCTACGAAGAATCAAACGTGACCACCGTTTCATCAAAGAGTGGGATAGTCGCGCCGCAGAACTAAACATCAACCCGGAACGGGTTCAGAGCGTCATAGATTCGCTCTGGCGGCGCGCTGCTGATGGTGATGTGAAGGCTGCGAATCTGTATTTGCAGTATATTGAGAAGTTCACTCCGAAGCGTAAGGTCGTGGTGGATGATGAGCGGGACATTGCGGGCTTTTCAGATGAAGAGTTGGCTTCCGCTTTGGAGGCTGAGGTTCGACATTTGAGGATGGTGGAAGATGCCTAAGGTTGGCGGTAAGCATTATTCGTATAGTGCGAAGGGGAAGGCTGCCGCGAAGTCTGCGGCGAAGCGTTCTGGTAAGAAGGTTACGTACGGTAAGAAGCGGGGGAAGTAGGTGGGGCACATGCCGGGGCATGTTCTGTATGAAGGGAAGTGGGTACCGTATTATGTGGTTGACCCGTTTTGCGATGAGGAACCTTTGGAGTGCGGTTTGGAGAACCCGGAGGTGTGTGAGTCGTGTCAGTAAAGGATTGGTGGACGTGCGTGTTGTTGGTGGGCCTGTTCGCGTTTATTGCCTTTACGGTTTGGGGTTTGGGTCGTGCGTTACAGTCGTTGTTCGATTAGATGGGTCGGGTGGGTGAACTTCGGCAGGAGGCGGAGTGGCGTCGGTGCGTTGCGGATGAGTCGTATTTCTTACGTAAGTATTGGTTTATTGCCCATCCTGCTCGTGGTCGAATACTGTTTGATCTTCGGGGTGCCCAGTCTGAGGCTTTGAATCGGTGGGCCAATAATCGTTATTCGTTGACTTTGAAGGCCCGTCAGATTGGGTGGACGACGCTGGTGGCGGCGCACCAGTTTTGGTTGGCGTTTTTCCATGACGATCAGAACATCATTGATTTGTCGCGTACGGAGCGGGAGTCGGTGTTGTTGTTGAAGAAGACGAAGTATGGTTTCAAGCACATGCCGGACTGGTTGTTGGAGCGGGGGCCGGATTCGATTGTTGAGCATCAGCAGAGGATGGGTTTCAGTAATGGTTCTCAGATTGCTTCGATGCCGTCGGCGTCGGATCCTGCGCGTGGTGAGTCCGCTAGTCTGGTTGTGGTCGATGAGTGGGCGTTTTTGCCCAACCCGGAGGAAGCATGGGCTTCGATAGAGCCGGTCGCTGATGTGGGAGGTCGAATCATTGGCCTTAGCACGGCGAATGGAAGTGGAAACTTCTTTCACCAACTATGGGTGGGTGCCACGACGGGGAATAATCGCTTCGATGCGATGTTTTTTCCGTGGTCTGCGTCGGAGGACCGCGACATTTCGTGGTATGAGTCGAAAAAGGACTCTATGCTGCCGTGGCAGTTGGCTCAGGAGTACCCGACTACGGCTGAAGAGGCGTTTGTAAGGTCTGGGAACCCTGTTTTTGATTTGGATGTGCTGGAGCGGATGTCTATTCACCTCAGGTACGGTGAGCAGGGGTATTTGCATGAGATTCAGCAGAATGTTTTGGAGTTTCGATGTTGACGGTGTGGTCGCGGCCTGAACGGTGGAGTGGTTACGTTCTGGGGGTGGATACAGCGGAGGGTTTGGGGCACGGCGACTATTCGTGTGTGCAGGTGATTGACGTGAAGGAGGGGGAGCAGGTTGCTATCTGGCATGGGCGTATTCCGCCGGATGAGTTGGCCCATGAGGTTTACAACCTTGGTATTTGGTATGGGAATGCGTTGTGTTGCGTGGAGTCGAACAATCACGGGTTGACGACGATTGTGCAACTGCGCCAGTTGGGGTATCCCAACCTGTTCCGTAAGCGCACATTGAATAATGAGTCGAATCGGATGACTCAGGAGTTTGGTTGGAGGACGACGCGTACGTCTAAGCCTTTGATGATTGACGATTTGGCTATGGCGTTGAAGAATGAGGAGTTGATGTTGCATTGTCGTGACACGGTTGGGGAGTTGCGGACGTTTACCCGCAATGAACGGGGTACGATGTCGGGATCACCTTATGATGATCGTGTGATGGCGCTTGCTTTGGCGAATCAGATGCGTAAGTATGCGTTTATTCCCGAGTATTCACCGAAGGTGGATGATTCGGGGTCTTGGAACTGGTGGCGTCGTCAGATCCCGTCACGCGAACCGGAGGATTCCACTATTGGTTCCAGCGGGTTTCGTGGGACAGTCTAAGTCTCTGTGTAGGACAATCTAACGAAAGGGAAAGTCCTTGAGCAAGCCAAATAAGTACAATGCCTCTGGCATGGGTGCACAGCCGAAGTTGAACAGCGCACAGTTGTGGAATGGTCCTGCCCGTCCGGGTGGGTCACAGACCGCAAAGGTGAAGGAGGGCGTTGATAACGCCCACCCCGGCGATAAGGGTGCTGGTATCAAGGGACGGGAAACACCGTTCAACCAGCATGGTATTGAGGGCAAGGTTGAGCCTTCAGCCAAGCAGCCTAGCGGTGCCGTTCATAGCAGTTGATTCTTCCTCCTGACGCCGAATATGAAGAGTTCCGCGACTACGTGGTCACTTTGCGTGGCCCCGTGGACGCGGACGAGATAGCGGATTTGTGGGAATGGCGTCAGAAACTTTTGGGTATTCGGATTGTTACCGGGCGCGGTTACCGTGAACGGGAATGCCCTGTAGACGAACAGCATCTCACCATGCGTGAGCGGGAGAAGAAAGTGATTGCTGAAGCAGAGGCTGCGGGGATAACCGTGGAGAGAGCATCCGCCTAATGGCGAAAAACGACCATTACGAAGAGGTCCATGACCGGTTGAAGATGGCCCGACGGTGGCGTACCGAAGAAGGGTACGACGCTAAATGGCATCGCCTGATTGACCTGTACCGGGGTAAGACCTATTTCGGTACTCGTAATCCGAGAGATGGATCTGATCGCGTATCGGTGAATCTGGCGTTTTCAACAGTCAACGTGATTGAACCATCTGTTGCTGTGAATCATCCGAAGATCACGGTTATGGCGAATCAGGAACAGGATCAAGACCGGGCCATTTTCGTAGAGTCGGTTGTCAACTATTTGTGGCGGCATCACGACTATCAGAAGCCTTTCCGGCGTGCCGTCAAGGACTTTCTGATATTGGGTCATGCTTGGCTCAAGGTTGGTTGGAAGTTCGTTGAGGTTGAGCGTCAAATGTCTGGCGATGAGCGCCGGTCCCGTTTGGATGCGGCGCAAACCGAGGTGGATGAGTTCGCCTACGCGAATCCGCAGTTGGCGGGCGAGTTGCCTTCGTCACAGGATCTGGTTGATTCGGTTCCGGCCACAATGGTGGAGATCGTGGAAGATCAGGCTTTTGTGGAACGGATTAGTCCGTTCGACATGATGGTGGACCCGGAGGCCACCTGTTTGGAGGATGCCAAATGGGTTGCACAGCGGATTGTTCGTCCGTTGGCGGACGTGAAGAAGGATCAGCGGTTCAAGGCGCAGGCGCGTCGGACCTTGGAGGCCGACGCTGGCCTGAAGATGCGATGGGATTCCGACTACGAGCGCGAGCAGTACGCTGAATCCACGGATCGTGTCACGCTGTACGAGTATTACGACATCAAGAAGGGCACTATTTCTGTTTGTTCGCATGACGGCAAGACGTTCTTGTTGGATCCAACCCCGATGCCGTACGACTTTGGTATCCCGTTTGTCATGTTGCGCAACTACGATGTGCCAGATCAGTTCTATCCGATGGGGGATTTGGAAGCGATTGAGTCACTTCAGGAGGAACTGAATCTGACGCGCACGCAGATGGTGAACCACCGTAAGCGTTATGCCCGCAAGTATCTTTACCATGAGCGTTCGTTCGGGCCGGAGGGCCGTGAGGCGCTGGAATCCGATACTGATGGTCGATTTGTGCCGGTTGTGGATGAGAACCGGAACCTTGCCGATGTGGTTATTCCGCTGGCGCAGGTACCTTTGGCCCCGGAGATTTACAACCATTCTGCAATCATTGAGGGCGACATCAATGTTGTGAGTGGTGTTTCCGAGTATGCGCGTGGTCAAATGCCGGAGGTTCGTCGCACGGCGACGGAGGCAAGCATTATTGCGGACGCTGGCAATGCCAGAGCGTCTGACAAGTTGGCAAAGATCGAACTGTTTATCGGTTATGTGGCTCGTAAGATCATCCAGTTGTTGCAGCAGTACATGACGCAGGAACAGATGGTTCGCATCACCGGTAAGAATGACCAGAAGTTGTATGTCGCTTACACGCGGGATGACATTCTTGGCGAATACGACTACTCCGTTGAGGGTGGTTCAACGCAGCCGATGAATGAGACTGCGCGACGGCAGCAGGCTATTTCGTTGATGAATGCCATTGGGCCACTCGTTGGGACCGTTATCGACCCGACAGAGTTGGCCCGACACGTATTGCAGGAGGGGTTCGGAGTGCAGAACCCTGACAAGTTCTTAGTGCAGCAGCAGCCCGCAGCGCCACAGGGCGCGCCTGCTGGGGCACCACCTCCGGGTCCACCTCCACCGGAGGGAATGCCACCGCCCGCTATGGGTGGTGGCATGGGTCCGGGTCCAGTCCCCGATCAGGTCTTTGAGGCCACCGGGGGCGTACCGCCAGAGTTGTTGGCGCAGTTGCAAAACCAGATGGGTTTGGAACTGCCCAACATGTAGCGGGACAGTTGTAACATTATCGTAGGAACACCCGAAAGGATTCCTTATGGCAAACGAAGAGACTTCAACAGGTGATTCGTTCACCGTCAAGATAGATGGGGCGGAACAACAGGTCACATTGGATGAACTTCAAAACGGGTACCAGCGGCAGGCGGATTACACCCGTAAGACGCAGGAGTTGGCATCCGAACGCGAGAGATTGGCTCAAGGAGAGGCAATCGTCCAAGCACTAGAGGCTGATCCAGAAGGTACGATTTCCGCTTTGGCGGGGTCTTTCGGGGTTAGTGTGGGCAACCAGAATACGTTATCTTCCGAAGGGATGGATCACGAGGACATGGACCCTGATGAAGTTCGCTTGCGGCGCATTGAGTCTTCCATTGAAGAACAGAACCGAGCGTTGAGACAGCAAAACTTGCAGAAGGAAGTGAATACCCTGCGTAGCAAGTACGACGGTATCGACTTTGACGAGAAGGCGCTGTACGCGCACGCTCTGAAGAACAAGATCAACAACCTTGATGCCGCATTTACCCACATGAACTGGGATAAAATGCAGACGGCAGAGAAGGACGCTGAGATTGTTGGAGAGAAGCGTGCAGCACAGATCGTTGATGGTATACCGGGTTCCCCTGAGGGGAATGTAGAGCGTGCAGTTCGTGCGGTGGATTCGATTCGTGATGCTTTTGCGCTGGCAAATCAAGAACTATCCGATTCATAATCAACTATTAGAAAAGGGGTGATTTAGCATGGTCGCAGGAAACTCTGATTTCAATCAGATTCTTAGCACTACGCTAAAGAACTACATCCCGAAGTTGGCGGATAACGTCTTTACTGCCCGACCGCTGTTTTATGCGCTTACCAATGGACAGACCATTCGGCGCATCAGCGGGGGTGCGAAGATCGTTGTTCCGATCATCTACGGGACAAACTCAACCGCTGGTTCTTACGCGGGCGACGACACTATTTCCATTACGGCTCAGACAGGCATTTCGGCTGCTGAGTATTCGTGGAAACAGTACGCCGCTACCGTAACGATCACCGGTATTGAGGAAGCCAAAAACAATGGCGAAGCACAGATCATTGACCTTCTTGAAGGCAAGATCATGCAGACTGAGGAAACCATCATTCAGAACATGAACACAATGTTCTGGGCCGACGGTACTGGCAACTCCGATAAGGACATGCTTGGCATGGCCGTTCTCGTTGGTGACAATACTGCTACTGTTGGTGGTATTGACTCCAACGACGGAGACAATGATTGGTGGCGCTCAACAATCCGTAACGGTCCTCTGGATTCGGGTCCGGGCGCTCTCGCTATTGAAACTATGGCGAAGATATACAACTCTGTGTCTGTTGGTAACGACCAGCCGACCATTATCATTAGCGATCAGGATG